TAATCTTCACTTGATTGCTCCTTCAAGTTTTCTTTGATAATTTTTTTAATACCTCTAGAAAATTTTGAAGGATCGCGATGTTTGATACTATTTACAAGCCTATTAGTTAAATTTTTTGCTTCTTCTGGTGAGTAGTTTCTATCAACTTGTTCTAGCAGATTGATTGCACTTGCTATAACATGCTCAGCACGATTTTCCACAACGTAATCCTTGCTCTTATCGACGGAAATTTTATTTAATTCTTCTAATATGCTTCTATGTTTAGCCACAATCTCTCCAGCGGTATTATGCTTTACTACTATTTATCATTAGAAGTCATTCTTTTTTAAGAACTCATGCATGTTCAATGCTTGATCTATTGTTCCTTTAGATTCTTCATCATCTGCTTTAATAGAATTATTACGTTTTAGTTGATCAACAAGTCCTGTTGTGGACATAGTCATTGCATCTTCATCGCCTTCTTCTAAATCTTCTATTCTTAATGTGTCAGGGTCGAACTTTAAGTCTACTTTACTACCAACACCACTACTAGAACGTGTTTTCATAAACTGTATTTGATATCTGCCACGTTCTCTCATAGCATTACTTGTAAATATACCTACAACATTATCTGCTGTTTGTATCTTACTAATACCACCTGCAATATGGTGGTGGTCAAATTCTATTTCTTCTACTGCACCTCTGTTCAACTGCGATGCTGTAACCATTAGTAAGTCTCGTTCCATTGCTAAGTTACGCAACTCCTCTGATACATACTTGTCTTTTATAAACAGATCACTACCACTAACTTTTGCACTGATAGGCATCATTAAATCCAAATAATCAACCAGCAAACAATCTATTTTTTCGCCACTTTCAATCTCATATTCTCTCAAAAAGACTCTTAAATCGTTAGCATTAACACCATTTGGCATTTGCTTTACCCTTAATCTACCAGCACCTTTGGCCTTCATACGCACCTTTAAGTCAACATCATCCATATTACGCATTATTTCTTTAGTGCTGTATCCACTAACCATTGCATCGAGACGCATACTTATTAACTGTTCACTAAGTTCTAAACTAACATAAGCAACATTAAGTCCTGCAAGTGCCCAATTAACCGCAAAGTTTTGTAAGAATAAACTTTTACCTGCACCAGAACCACCAGCAAAAATTGTAATTTCTCCTCTGTTTAGTCCGCCATACAGTTTGTGATCTATGCCTTTCCAGCCTGTGCTAACAGCACCTGCTTGATTTTTAATCCATTCTAATCTCTCTTTTGGATTTTCAAAATACTCTAAACCTAAGTCTTTTACAAGTCCTACTTGACTTGCATCTTTAATTTTATTTTCAACTGTTCCATAGTCTTGATTTTCTAACAAGTCTGTGCTTTCGATAATTGCTTTTTCTAATGCTTTATGTCTGCAAAAAGTTTCAAACTCTGATAAAAACCAATCGTGATGATCAACAGTTACATTAGGTATTGGTTCTAATTGTATGCCTGCTACCGCACTTACTTGTTCTGGAGTTGGAATTGAATTATGCTTTTCGCTATGGCTCTTAAAAAGTTCAACTGCTGATCTATATTTCAAATTAAAATACTCAGGCTCTACAATGTTTTGACACCTTGCAAACAAGTCAGCCTCACTTAATAAGAATCTTAAAAACAGTTCTTGTGTTTCTTCGTTGTAATTTTTTATATCGCTCATAATTTTTCTAACTCACTTATTATATATCTATAAATTTTTTCATGTCCTGCTTCGTTTGGATGGAAATCTGTTTCACTTTCAACAAGAGGACCCTGTTTTCCTACAATATGACTCATAGGTTTTGTAAAGTATGGTGTAATGTGTTCAACATTTGGTATGCATTTCTCACTCATTGCTGTAAAAAGCAACTTAATACCTTTTGCTTCACATAAAAGTTTTAAATTATTACACAATCCTATTATGTGTAATTCTTTGTCTTTTGTATTTGTAAGCATTGTGTCATTAAAAAGTTTTAATTTGTGATAATACTTGTCTTCAATGGTCTCTCCTTTTTGGTTAAAGTATCTATAATCTTCTCCTCTTTTACTGAACCCTTCTCTTTTTAAAACTTCCAATTGATGATCTCTGTGAATAAATCTTGTTGGCATATATGCTATATACATAGGCTCATGCCATCTTACAAATTCCTTGCTCCTTAAAAATACTTCACCTCTGTCCATAGATGAAAGTTGACAAATCATAATATCTATAGGCATTTCATTAAAAATTCTTTGCATACACATTCGCAATGATCTAAAAGAACTCCCACCATTCAATGATTCATTTATAACATTGTCTTCTTCAAAATATGCAGGCCATGGTTTGCCGTCTCGGTCTCTAAGTTCTTTATGGCCTTCTGAGAAACTACAACCATTTACATAAATGTTTCTCATAACATTTTTGCCCTCACTCGTGCTTTTATCTTGTTGCTAGTAGCATGATTAATGATACTTGATACTGTGGCCAGCCTTCCATATTTTAAAACGGCATCTGCGGCGTCTTTAATTTCTGCATGCCACGGAGGAAAACTTATCTCCCAATCTAATGCTAATGCTTGTTCTATGAGATCTTTACCTGCATCATCTCTGTCTGGACATAGTATTACACGTTGACCTAGTTTGCTTATTAAATGGGCCTGCTCTGCTCCTATACTATTGCCTTGTATAGATACACCATCTATTAATATTGCATCAAATACTCCTTCAGTAACAATAACAACTTCTCTTTTACTGTCTGCAAATCTATCAATATTAAAAACATATCCTGTTTGCATGTTATGTAAATATTTTGCTGTTTGTTTTGTAGGTGGATTTATATGTCTTGCGGTCCAGCCAACAAGATCTCCATTATATGAAAATGGGACTACTAATCTCTGCTTGTATAAACTTTCATCTAAGTATAGCAGTGGATATAGACCATATAGTCCCCTTTCAATAGCATACTGTCTAACTGGATGATCTGCAGATAAGTCATCTACTGACATAGCAGAATCTGGTAAGTCGACAGTTTTAAATTGAGATAATGTGTAAACATAATCTGTTGTTTCTTCTTGTTCTAATATTTCTGCATACTTCAGTAGTTCAACTTGAACTTTATGCAATTCTGTTTGATCTACTCCTAGTATTGTAACTAGTTCTTTAAACTTTCCGCCTAAGTGAGGATTTGGTGCCCAGCCTGTTTTATACCCGCAGTTAAAACAATTAAATGATATCTTAGGACCACTAGTAATAATGCCGCCTCTTTTTCTAGTATCACTGCACATAGGACAATTTAGTGTAGTCCAGCCGCTAGGTGTTTTGCTTGTCTTTACTGGTAAATTATCAAAGACAAGTCGATGCACCTGTTCTACTAGTGAGTCTATATCCATAAGTTTATTATACAGGATATATGTAATATGTCAAGTTAATTTCTTAAAAGAATTTTTGTAATAGAACCTGACGTTGGGTAAGTTAAGCATCTTATCCAGTTTGCGTTTATAGTAAATGTTTTGTGTGTAATATTGCTTGTTGCTGAAAAAGAGCAATTAGAAATATTAAACCAATCTTTACTTGCGTCATCGTTATTAGGTTGATTCTCTAAAATGCTACCTTGTATTAAAACATTACCTGTAAAGGTGGAAGGATATATTGCTAACGAATGTCGAGCGTCTGCAAAATTTCTATCTTGATTACCATATAAGGAATTAGTTGTAAATATATTTGCACTATCTCCTAATGTAGTATTAGCAACCTGCGTAAATACATTTGCTAGTTGTGTTGCAGTAGGCTCTATAACACCATCTGCAAGTATCTCAATATTCATTGAAACGTCATAATCTTGGTTTGAATATATTGGCATATTTTTTGTTTCTACAGAATCTTTACTCAAATACATTTTGTAAAGTCCTGGGTCTATACTTGTTAAATCGCCTTCATTTAAATATAGTTTTATAATCCCAATGCTACTAGTATCCTCACACTTTCTTGTAAGTAATCTTTTTTTAGTTTGAGGATTGTAAATATGTGCATATATTGTTTCACTAAAAACATTTTGCAATTTTCTATCTCTATCGCGAATGTTAAAAGTAAGTTCGTTACTAAATCCTTTATGTGCTTTTAATTGTCTATTGTTCATAGGTCTGTTTTCCAAATAAAGTGCGTCAGAAGATACCACTAAATCTATCGGGTCGTCGTATAAATATAATCTGTGATCTCCATGACTCATGTTTTTATAACCTTTATGTATTACTATTTATCTTTCTAGATGGTAAATATCATTATGCAAGAAATGTATCAAGAAAAGTTTCCGTTCATTACTGGTTTAAAGTATGGCGAGACTGAACACTTTGGTATTGTTGTAAACTATGATAATTCTATAATCACTTTTTACGACATACAAAAGATAAGCAATATCGATCAAACAAAACTTTTATTAGAACTTGGCGAAACTTGGTGGTGGGAATCTAATAGGCTTATGCCAATTGATGTGTTCCTACACCATGAGATGAAATCATTTCGGCCTTACTTAACTACCTTTGTAATGAAAGACGTTACTCACCAATTTGGTCCAATGACTACTTTACAAAATCTTTTGAAGAAACGTATAAAGAGAAGAGGTATTCAGTTAATTAGGAAGACTGATTAAGTTTTTCAACAATACAATTTAATTGAACTATAATTGCTAATGCATAACCCATTGCATGGCTTTGTTTAAAAAAGTATTCATCAGTTTTTACCCAAACATTCTTTTCAATGTCCTTCCAATCCTTACCAACCAAATGGCGTTTGCCTGGCCTTATCATTGCAAGTATCATTGCTAACTGTTCAATAGTTTCGGGTAGGTGTTGTTTTACAATTTCAAAATGATTGTTTATGTGAAATAGTTGTTCAACTATTTCTTTATGACCAAACAGTTCCCACATTGGTTCAGTCGAAACTAGTCTGTCTAAATGTGGCTCATCTACTATATCTTTGTATATGTGATTATTAAGAAAGTCTACCTTAAACCAACCCTCTTCTTCTGCTTGTTTGTGATCTATTGTGCTGTAACCTTCTAACGGAAACTTAGGAATGTTTTGAAAGTAGACACCAGTATTATGTTTAGTAAACTTACCATCCTTTTCAATACCTGCAGGCGTATGATTTACTAACTTGAGAAAGTCATCTCTATTAGCCATATCAATGTCTACATCAAAATCAATCTTCACTGAACAATAAACTCCACTTCATTAATTTATCTTTTTTTACTTCTATACGTTCTTGAATTTGTTCGTCATTGACAAGTCCACTATGTTTCATAATATCAATCATACACATAACATCACCAATTTCATCTTGTAAATTACTAATATCATCTGGGCAACTATCCTTTTCAAATCTAATTAGTTTACTACATGCCTGTATTAGTTCAGCACATTCTTCCATTGTTATTACTAACATTTCTTGTCTTTTATTCATTATTCTTCTTTAACAAAGATGCCATCTATCATCTTGCCTTTTCTATCCTTAATATCATTGTATGCTACTTGTAAACATTCTTCTAATGTTGTGCCTTCTCTTTTAGCAATATTAATTAGTATCACTAAGCAATCTCCTATATCATCTTTTACATCTTTTCCTTTGCAGACACTATCAGATAGTTCTCCAACTTCTTGTATTAGTTTCAATACTTGATCTTTACTTGTGGCTCCATCGATAAGATTTCTATCTACATGCCATTTTTCTGTTAAATCTATTAGGTCATCTAAGTCCCACATTTCCATATTTTTACTCCTCATATACTTGCTATTTTACACGTTTTTTTAATTTCTGCTACTTCTTCTTTGTTAGATACAAATACTTTCATCCAAAATTTAGAGTCTATTAAATCTTTTATCATTTCTACTTGCTCTGAACT